ACCCCCAGAGTAGGCAGTAAAGGAGATCCAAAACCGAGTAGGGGTGGTAGAGGACGAAGACATGGTTAATGTTGTATTAGCTAGTTATGTTTATACAAAGAAACCTGTTAATCGGTTAATAGCTATTTGGACTTGGGTTTTTAGTGCAAATACCCCACCGTGTTCTCACTCTGAGGTTGTACTCTTAAAGGATGGGAAATATCAATGTTTCAGTAGTACAAATCGTGGCGGAAATCATGGAACAAGATGGGAGTATCCAGAAAAAGTATTTAAGTATCCTGAAAGGTGGGTTTTTCAGGTAAAAGGATATTCTGATTTTGAAGTTAAAAGAATGTGCGACAGGGCTGATGGTATATTGAACTTACCGTATGACTGGTTAGGAATAGCAGGTTTTGCGACTATCTTTGGATTGTTAAATTCTAAACTGAAATGGTACTGTTCAGAGGCTTGCAACTTTGTCATATTTATTTTACATGCGCTTAGAATTTCTCCCAGAGCATTATATAAAAAAGCCAAAGAAAAAGGTTTCGTGGAAATTCCATATAATTTGTTACCTTGGGTAAATGTATGAATCACAAAAGGAATCACAATGGCAGAAAAAAAGTTTAACTGGATAAGTTTTTTTGCAAAGTGTTCATGGACTGTTATTGTAGGATTCGCCGGGCTTTGTTTCTGGGGGTTCTTATTTCTAAACACTCGACTTGAAGCCAACATCCTCAAGGGGGAAAATAAGCGTGAAGAAATTAAAAAAACAGTAAAAAGTAACTATAAAGAACTAATTGGCAAAATGGATAATGTTAAGAATTTAGTAACAGATATCCGCCTTGAACAGCGGGAGATTATGGCGTCTCAGAAAAGTATATTAGACAAAATAAACCAATGATAGATAAGCAAGTATTCATCAAGAACTTTTTAATTATTATGGAACATCGATTAAATAAAGTATTACCAAAAAGGGCATCAGAGGGGCAGTACGTTTTCAGGGCGTATCAAGCAGTGGCAAGAGCCTTGGCGCATATTATTAATGTTAACTTGGGGGAGAAGGATAAATAATAACGTATTATCAAAAGGAGAAAAAGAGAAATGAAAAAACTAATTCTAATCGTAGTAGTTGTACTGTGTATGCTACCGGTCTTAGCATCCGCAGAGGGAACAGAAGCAAAAACAACGTCAGATACAAAATATACCGGGTCTTGTCCTTATATTAATGATTATTTGAACGGGTCTGGACTCTTAGACCATGAGCATAATTTGCCAAAGGTTAAGAAGTTTCAATCTGTAGCTGGTATGAATATTGTTACTTTTGAATCTAAGGGTAAAAAGGTAAAGTTAACTACTAATTATAGATTTAATTTAGAGACTAAAGTTCACACTCTGGGGCCTGTTGTTGAAGTAGACTTGTGGGGATTTTTTAATAAGGATAAATAATAATCGGTTATCGAGATAGCCGCTTCTTCCGGGGGGCGGCTTTCTTCGCATAATGTTATTTTTTAAATAAAGGAGAGAATGAGAAATGAAAAAGAGATTTTTAATCCTAACACTTTCGCTGGTAATGATAGCCTCGGTCTGTTTTGCTTATACCCGGGATTGGAATAATGCTTCACCTATCGATCATACATTAAATAAGAACTGGCCTAGTGAAATAAGGAAGTTGCGTGTAGATATAGAAGACCGCCTTGATGACATTATGGATGGATTTACGGCCGGTGACACTGTCACGAGGTTTAATCGAGTACCTCATTATGTTAGGGGCTCAGATGATACAGGAGTTGCGGACACGATAATTACTTATGGGAAAGACGTTTCATCTAAGACAGAGCTATTTACGATTGATGAAGATGATAATGTAATACAAATTACAACAGCAGGAAAGATAAAAATTGCCGGAGGAGCCTTAACAGACGCACAGATACTTGTAGGTAATGGATCCGGAGTAGCCACAGATGTTGCGGTATCTGGAAACATTTCTCTTGCTAATACCGGGGCTATGACGTTCCAGATAAGCGGAGAAGCCGCAGGAGATATTCTTTATAACAATGCTGGAACATGGGACACCTTAGCAAAAGGAACGGCTTACCAGACGCTTAGAATGAACTCTGGTGCTACTGCTCAAGAGTATGTCTCTGAGCAAGCTATCTATAATTACGGTACATCTACATCCTCAAGTACACAGATAAGAGCCTCAGCATATAAAGTAGCTTATGGAACGACTGGATCTTTAGGAGATAACGGACAGGCAACAATAACTAATTTGCCTTTTTCTAGTGCTTCAAGTTATGTTTGTGGTGGCAATATAAATACAGGAACAGCGGGAACAGACGGAGCCATATCTTGTTCGAGATCAAGCGGTAGTTCAATGGTTTTGACACATCAAAACTCTACAGCCACTTCGGTTATGTGGTGGGCGATGGGATCCTAACAAGGAAAATGTTATATGACAACATCAAAAAAACATCCGGTTTTCCTTCCAAATAAAGGTATTGTTTTAAATAAACCCGAAGAATTTTTACATGACCAAGTGAGTCCATATTCTCGAAATATGGAATTTTTCAATGAGGATCTTAAGGGTAGGGATGGGCTTGCGAAGTTTAGCGATACGGCTTTAAGTGGATATGTTATGGCTATCCCTAAATTAAAATTGTTAAACTTGACCGAATTTGCCATGTTTGCCACTCCAAAGGATATTTATAAATATGATTTTGTAAATTCAAGATATGACATTCTAACGCCTGTCTATACTAATGGTGCAATTCGTGTTGAAAATGGGTCAGCAAAGGTATATGGGGGATTAAATGTCGATGATTGCGACGATAGCCCTGTAGCTTGGACTAATTTAATTAAACCATACACGCATTTTAAATGTAACGACGATGCTGCAAACACTACAGTTACTGATGATGGAAGCGGGGCAAATAATGGCACAGCGTCGGTTAATACTAGTAATCTGTCTGTGGATGGTACAATAAATAAAGCTTTTGAATTTAATGGATCAACTGAGTATGTGAATATTGATTCAATGCTTGCAGGTGTTAGCTCTGATACTAAAGGAAGTTTTTCCTTTCATATACGTAAACTTGAAGCCAGTGGTAGTGGTGGAGGTGTTTTTTGTCTTGGAGATACAGATGCATTAGAAAATCTTCTCATTCAGACTGTATCGGTAACCTCTTCTACATATAGATTAGGGCTTTCCATATATGATGCTGGAACATTAAAATTTTATTTGATGACAAGTCTTTTAACTGAGGCTATAGATTATCATATAGTATTTACTCAAGATGGTATTACTCCTAAAGTGTATATAGATTCAGTTTTAGATTCTGGAAGTTATTTTTATGATGATACAGATAAGACAGTATGGATTAATGATTTAACGGGTTTGGATAATGGAAGATTAGGATGTCAAAACTTAAATAGTCTAGGTAATTATAATTTTACAGATGTTGTTATAGATGACTTCCGCTATTATTCAGATACTGTTTTATCTACTGACGAGATAGATTTTATTTACAATTCAGGAAATGGTATTGACGGCGAAGTGGCAAGAAATACTACAGTTTTTAAAGAAAATACATCTTCAGTTCAGCTTCATATTAATGCTGCGGCCGGAGTTGAGCTTTTAGCTTACCACGATATTTCCAGTATTGATTTATCTTCTTATGATTCAATAGGGTTCTGGTTCAGGTCAAATGTTGCGTTAGATGCGGGAGATTTTGTATTTAATTTAGATAATACTGCTGCATGTGCATCACCTCTTGAAGCAATTGATTTCCCGGAAATAGCCGCCGATACCTGGACTTGGGTTAATCTTACTTTGGATGATCCCTCCTTGTTGACAGCTGTTATTTCTATTGGCATATCGCAGGCAGTAGATAAAGGCGGATTAGTTTGTTACATCGATCAGATTGTGGCCGGGGATTGGGCTGGTCAAGCAACTGCCGGCGGATTTATAAAGTTAGGAACGGGAGATTTGCATACAGGATCAACTTGGTACACTATTGATACTGTTAATAGTGATACAGAAATTACTTTGACAGCGGTTTATGCTGGATCAACAGCTTATCAACAGGCATATACAATTCGTAAAATATTCACTGGTGGAAATACGGATTATTGGGATTCAGAAGAGTTTGTCGATACGAATTTGGGGAGGGTTATTGTTTTAACAAATGGTATAGATATGCCAGTGTATTGGAATGGATCCGGGCAAGTAGTGGCTCTTACAGGGACACCTACAGGCTTCACAGCAGCAAAGTATGTATCTGCTTACAAGAGTCGGTTAATATTCCTCTGGTGCGTTGTGGGGAGCAATGAGCCTACAACAGAATACTTCTCTGACGTTGCAAATATATTGAGTTGGGATGATTCAAATTTTAGGCAATTTAACGAAGAGAATACGGATGAAATAAAGGGAGTAATAGTATTTAATGGGTATCACGTAGTCTTAAAAGAAAACAACGCGTATATAGGTCGGTGGGTTGGTGGAAGCACAATATTTGATTATGACGAAAACTCGGTTTGTGTCGGTAGTCGTGCTCCTCATGCTGTCGTGAAGAATGAAGATTTTATATTTTATTATGGAAGTGATAGGAAGGTTCATAGATGGAATTTATTACAAGATGATATTATTTCAGAATCATTATTTCCGGAAACTAAAGAGTTTGATCCTAATAATGATGAATATATAAAGGGTCAAGTTATTCAGAAAAAGAATCAAATAAGATGGTTTTGCCCTTACAATGACGCAACTAAACATAATTATGTTTTTGTATGGGATTATATTCAGAAAATACCTCAAGTATGGGAATATGCAGAAGCTGATGCTTGTTGTTGCTTTGGAAGTTATGTGCGAAGCACAGATGTATACGCTGATGATGCTATTTATGGAGAGCAATACGCTGACGAGACTAGTGGATTTGCGGACGATGCGGAATTCTTGGATGCCTCAAGGATCCTTATTTATGGAGGATATGACGGATATGTCAGGTTGGCGGACAGTGGTAATACTGATGATGGTAGCGAGTTTACAAGATTGGCAAGGTTCAAGAGGTTAAGTTTTGGAAATCCTAATGATAGAAAAAGGCTAAAAAAACAAAGCTGGTGGCTTAAGGCTAGTACCAGCGGAAGCGTTAGTATAAAGTTAAGATTAAATGATAAGACTTCCTACGAATCTGCAACAAAGACGATCTCTTTAATTCCGGATAATGAAGATAAAGATATAATAAAAAAATTCATTACATGGAATAAACACGCAGAAACTTTCCAGCTAGAGATAAGCGCGACTAATGATTTTAGTTTATTAGGCTTTATAAATTATGTTCATCCTAAAGGAAGAAAGAACAGTTAAACATGGACTTGAAACATAAATCAGTAATGATGGTACCAAATATAAAAGAAGCCAAAGAGGAAGGCACTAGAAATGTCTTTACTCAGCTTGTGAAGCATTTAAATGATATGTTTAAGAACATATACGATGATTTAATAAAAATACGTCCTGAGCGAGTCTCAGCGCTTCCTACGGCTGCCGCAGAGAATCTAGGGAGATTTTACTTGTTAATAAACGGGGGCGCAGATGACACGTTACATATTTGTATTTATGATGGGGCTGCTTCTGGTTACAAGTTCCAGCAAATCACATTGTCGTAAGGTAAATAATATGCCAAATTTAACTAAATTCTTTGAAGGATATACACCTAAAGTTTTCCAAGAGCGCGGAGGAAGGAAAGCCGTGCCTACGGTTGGGTCAGGAATTAATGTAGCAGAACCCCATAATGTAAAGCTATTACCTAAAGATGTTGTGTCCGGTAAAAGAGCTATTACAGAGCAAGAGAATCAAGTTGCATTCATGGCAAATAGAGCAATAGCCGAAGAAGACGCAAGAAACTTTGTTGGTAAAGGGTACGATTCGCTTGATGAGGACGCAAGAGAGGTTGTTGTTGATATGCACTTTAATATGGGCGCACCCAGGATGAAGAAGTTTAAAGGTTTTCGTAAGGCAATAAAGTCAGGCGATTTTGACAGGGCAGCCGAAGAGCTTAGATATAGCAACGCAGACACAAAGAAAAAAGAAACACCATATTATAAGCAAACCAAGCGAAGAGCTAAGGCGCATTACGATACTTTAAAAAATATAAAAAATAAATTATTAGAGGCAGAAATGCTTCGACAATTAGGGGGTGAATAATGGGATTTAATTGGATGTGGGGAACTGATGATATAAGAGATTCTATTTTAGGCAAAGAAGATCAATCGCTTGAAATAGCGGCAGATCCGTATCAAAAAGTAAGGAAGCCATATGTTGATTGGCTTGGTGGACAAATAGGGCAACCAGGGCAATCTTACATGGGCGATTTAGTTGCTTCAATGACTCCGCAAGAAACACAGAGCTTTGATTTTCTTAGAAGATATGGTGAGGGTGGAATACAACAGGATCCTACCTTTAAGCAAGCGAGGAATGTTGTAGGTCAGACTTTGACAGGTGGTTTCGATCCAACAACATCCCCATATTATCAAGCTGTAAAAGCTGAGGCTGCTAGAAATCTTGACACAACGCAGAAAGATATAATGTCGCGGGCCGGTGGAACAGGAAATGTGTGGACAGGAGGAAGGCTTAAGGAACAAGCAGAAGCCTCTACAGATGTAAACATCGGGCTTAATAAGCTTATGGGCGAGTTGGCTATGCAGGAAAGACAAAATCAATTAAACCTCATTCCACAGGCGCTAGGAATGGCTCAGACAGTATCACAAGAACCATTGCAAAAAGCTGCAGCCTTCCAGCAATATGGGGCTTTACCGCGAAATATTGAGCAAGCCATGAATCAGGCAAAGTATAATGAATGGCTAAGGACAAATGTTGATTATCCTATGCAAATCGCAGGGTTAGCATCAGGAACACAGCAAGCGCCTCTTTACAGAGAGTCTACACCTTCATTCATTCAGCAATTAATGGGGGGAGTTGCAGGCGGTGTGGGAAAAGCGCTTCCTTTAATGTTTTTATAATCTAAGGGGGAAGTATGGCAAGCTATCAAATATTAAAACCAAGAGAGACTATTCTTGAAAAGTTTTCGGCTGGTTTAGGTTCTGGAATTAGTGGGATTGCTCAATCAAAATATCAAGAAGCTCTTAGCGAAAGAAAAGAGAAAAAGGACAAAGAGTTGCCTAATGATATTGACGAATTAGTAAAAGACGCTCTTTTATTTGATGAGAATATTCCCGAAGTAGGCAAGAAACTAGGGCTAAAAGAGGAAGCGAAGGGCTTTCCTTTAGCTGGTGGCGGTGGTGTTCTTCCAGGGGTTGCAGGTGGGGAATTTGACCCATCACAGCTACAAACTATTAAGACACCTAATTATGGTGACATAGTAAGAAGCACGCTCTTAGAAAGAAGTCAGCCAGGAGTTAAGCCTGAGAAAGCGACAAAAAATATCTTCGGAGTAAAGGAAGCGAAGACAAAGGAGACGATTCCTGCAGAGTTTGAAACGCAGATTGCGGCCATATTCGCAAGCGGTCAAGAAGTAGAGGATCCACGCGCAGAATTGAAGAAGTTAATACCTTTATATGCAGGGAATAAGACAGCGCTTGACCGGTTGAAGCTTTTAATCAGTTTATACCCAGAGATATAATATGCCATTTGATTTATTTAAAAAAAAAAGAAAAGACCCAAGAGATAGTTTAACTCCTACCCAGAAGCTTTTTACTAACCCGTTTATTTCAAAAGCCATAGATTTCATTTCCGCGGGACAAACCCTTGAAGAAGCTGAGAAGGTTGCAAAAGAACAGAAAGAAGGAATTACAAGGTTTTTAACTGGTGGTCATAAGATAATCCCTGCCCTCAATCCTTTTGCTCCCGTTGAGCAACAAGAGGAAGCCCTTGAAGTTTTAAAGACACCACTCGAAACTATTTTCAGACCTTCCACCGCAATAAAAAGATCGATTCCTCCGCTATTGAAAGGCGACTTTGCAGACATCCCAAAAGAAGCTATTCAAGGCTTGATTAGACCAGATCTAACGCCAGAAGGCTATCTCGGAGGAGAAGCCAGAAAGTTATTTCCACCACCTACAGAAGAACAAGGCTTGTTTACTCTTCCCAATATTGCGGCAGCTGGGCTAGGTACTGCAGGAGACCTTATAAGTATGTCTTTAGGACTTGGGACTGCCCCTAGAACGCTAAAAGGAATATCTAAAAACATAAAGACAAGAGGTGCTTTCAGATCCGGGGAAGAATTAGTCGATAAGGTCACAAAAAGCATACTAAAGCAGAGAGATCCTAAGCTAGTAAGCAAAGGCAAGACTTTAACTCCGAAAATCAGAAAATTTGAAGATGTAAGATTAGATGTAAGAAAAGCTATTCTTGGAAGCGAGAAGCCTGGGGAGATTTTAAGACCAGGAGCGTTTGATATTTTAGAAAAAGCGCAAACTCCTAAGAAACTTGCGGCTGATTGGATTAAAAGCGTAAAGAAGGTGCTTGTCAGCGAGGTTGGAGAGAAAAAGCTTGTGGCGGGGAAAGATATTGTTAAGGGTATAAAGAAAATTCCAAAGACTGAGGCTGCAGTTATCGCAGGGGCTAAAATACCAGCTTTATTAAAGCCGACCTTAAAAGAAAAGCCCATTGTTAAAGCGGAGCCCGAGAAGGCTTTAACAAAAGAATTTACTATTGAAGAAACGAAAGATCCGCTTGCTCCAAAAATTATTGACAAATCAACTAATTTAGAGCATACTTTAAGCGAGGAGGAAGTTGCTCATGTTGATAAAAAGAAAGATATCGAGATCGTTTCCAGAGATATTGAACGGTCTTCCACGCCACAAAGCGAAGTATACAAAAAGAAGTTCAAACTCAGAAAGCAAAAAGTTAGCAAAATCGCAAAGGAATTAAAAGAGCGCGGTTTTGTTGATTACAGAGGAAAGCTAATCGTCGAGGACGGAGACGTCGCGGAGATAGTTGCTGCTTTTCGTCACCCCAAGATAGAACAATTCCAGATAGTCTACGTTAAAAATAGCAAAGTTGTTGCCCATAGGGTTTTGACATCAGGGCATCCTTCCTCAGTAAATTTCAACAAAAAAACATTATACAAAATAAATAATGTAAAAGAGAAGTTAAAAGCCGATCAGGTTTATATTGCTCATAATCATCCGACCGGGGACGTGAATGCGTCAATTCAGGATATTGCGTTTACGAGGGCGATTGAACAGCTTGTAAAAGGAGATTTTGGCGGTCATATTGTCACAAATGGGGATGAATTTCTGTTTTTAAAAGAGTCTTCTTCAGGTAGCATGATATCTGAAAGACGTTCTTACCTTAAGAAGAAAGAAAAGCATATAGTTGATTTGCCTAAAATAAGCAATTCTGATAATGTCGCTGAAGCTGCTAGGGATTTTATAAGAAAAGGCAAGATTTCTGTCATATTTTTAGGCTCAGACAATTCGATACTTAGTATTGACAACATAGGAGCTACGAAAAACATTGGGCAATACGTCAAGGATCATTTTAAAGTTTACGGGTCTATTAGATATATTCTATCTTTAGATAGAAGCGAATCAGTCGCTAAAATAAAAGATTTGCCAGCGGGACTATTGGACGTTGTTAAGATTGGAAAAGACGGATATATCTCATATAACGAAGGATCCCTTGTATTACCAAAACATATTAAACCATTTGAGCCGCTTAAGGACCCAAAAAATGCGGTAGGCGTTCAGGAACCCCCTGCAAAGCCACCAACAGAGCCACCAGTGGCACAAGGTGTGCCGGAGGAGCCAGAGTTTAAGCCTATACCAACTAAAAAAGTAAAAGGTATTGTTCGTGAAGCAACAGGGCTTAAAAAACCTGTAATTCCTGTAAAGATGTCAGAGAGAGCAGCTCTTAAGCGAGAACTAGGTCAAGAGCAGAAAGAGTCTCGAAAAGGGTTTATTGCTGGGAGAAGGTTGGGCGCAGAAGAAGCTACAATGAAGATACGTACAGTATTGTCGAAGCAAAAAGAACGAAAAGAATTATCGACAGAAGTCAAACGCTTAATCAAAAACATCCAGACTAAGCCGACGAAGGATTTGCCGATAGAGTATAAAGATGCAATCGATGACATAAAATCGAACATTGATTTTGAAAAAGTAAGATTATCGAACATCTTGAAGCGCGAGAAAGCCTTAAAATTGGTAGATGAGGACGTGCGAGAGGCGGCCAAAGAGCTTGCTTCGATCAATGCTGAGGATATGACTCTTTCGGATCTACAAGAAGTTGATGATATTGTTAGCCAGATTTACCATAGCGGAGTACATGAGCATAGGTTCTTAAGCAATGAGATCAAAATCGAGCATGATAAGGCTATCCTTAAAGCCGCTGAACAGCTTAAGCCTAAGAAGGCAAAGAAATCGGTTCTTCCTTTGGAGAAAATACTCAGGGAAGAGAGCCCAACGAGCCGAAGAAAGAGAACAGCTAAACATTATCTTTATGCCGATAGAAGACCGGAGGCTATTTTTGAGGAATTAGACAACTTTAAAGAAGGTGGTGTTTTCACTGATACTGTATGGAATCCGACAATAGAAGGAACAAATAAATATTATGATGCTTTAGACAAGGCGACTAAAGATATTTCGGCCATTACTGATCCGATGAAGGGCAAGCTATTTCTTGAAATGTTCAAAGTCGGGGAGGATTGGATCAACGCAGGCGGTAAAACAATAGACATTCCAGGCATTAAAACTAAGATCACCAGGTCAGATGCTATGGCCGTTTATGCTCATTCACAGAATAAAACAAATACTGCTCATCTAAAAGCTATGGGATTCACCGATGCACAAATAAATAATGTTATAAGTCAATTATCCACAGAAGAAAAGAAGGTTGTTGATGATGTTATTGATTATTTGACTAACGAATTATTCCCGTCGGTTGACAAGACTAATGTAGCCTTGAAGGGGACGCATTTAAACCAAGTAGACAGATATTTCCCAATAACAGGATTGCAGGATTTGGGATCTACAAAAGCGGTAGAGATTGATTTAAAGGCCAGGGAGGACTACAGGCGCAAAGGTATGGTGACAAGCTTTGCGAAAGAGAGAGAAGTTACAGATTCAACTACTAAAGGCTTTAAGCGCCTAGATTTTTTCAGTACCCTTTACAATCATATAAAGAACGTCAGCTATTACAATAATATGGCGATACCAATAAGGGACGCTTCTAAGGTTTTAAGAAATCCAACGATAAGAAACTCAATAAAGAATAAATATGAGAGCTCTTTAAATATAATCAACGATAGATGGATTGACAGCATAAAGACTAATAAAATCCCGGGAGCCACTACACCTATAATGAATTTTATTGATACAATAGGCAAAAATGCTGTGACCTTCTTTGTGTCGGGAAATCTATCGACAGCTACAAAACAAACTGCCTCTTTCTTGCAAGGTGCAGAATATATAGGAAAAGTCAATGCTGCTTCTGGATTGTTGCAAGTAATGGTCAATCCTCTAGGAATCTTAGAATTTGCCTCCAATAGAAGTACATTGATTCGGGAACGAGCAAAGGGGCTCAATATAGAGAGAGATTTTCAAGAAATGTTAGCAGGTAAGGGCGCGGCCGGAAAGTTTGGAGTTAAAGACACAGACGCAGCCAAGAAATTAAAAAATGTTTATGGCACTGCTAAAGTTATATCAATGACACCCTTAAGAATGTTTGATATGTCTACAGTCCTAAGTATATGGAAAGGTGCTTATGACTCAAAAATAGCTAACAATATCCCTAGTGCTGAAGCTGTAAAGTTCGCAGATAAATCAATAAGACGCTCGCAACCGATGAGTGGTGTTATCAATCTTGCAGATAATTTCAGGGCAGGGACAATGTTAAGGCAGCTAACTCGTTTAAGAAATCAGCCTAATCAGAACATGAATCTACTTGTTGATACAGTCCAGAAGTTTGCTCAATCAGAGAATAAAGGTAAAGCTGCTAAGAAATTTGGAAGCAATCTTATTTGGATGTATATTGCCCCTGCAATCATGTTTGGTGCTTTATCAAGAAAACGGTGGTATCGGGAAGGCAAGGAAGGGGTAAAAGAATTTGCTTACGATATGATTAATTACGGGATAGGCGGATTTACTGGAATGAGTGGTTTGTTTAATGCTGCAGCTGCTCCCTATTTCTCCTCTGATCTTTATAATAGTTGGCTTGATAAAATAAAGGATATAAGCCAGGGGCGAGGAGAAGCAGCAAAACAAAAGGCAATGCTAACCGCTGTGGGAATCACTGTCGGCGCACCGGCCGGTGGTCAAATTGTAAAGGGCATTTTTGGTAAAGATTTGCAGCAAAAACTTTTAGGGGGAGAGAGCCAGGCTACAAGATTAAAATACGAGTATAAAGCGGCTCTACGAATTACAGACAAGAAAGAGCGGCTTGCCAGGATTAAAGAAATAAACCGCAAGGTGAAAAAGAAAGGCTTATCCGTCGCTAAAGTTACAAAAGACGGGAAATCATGGCTAAGAAACGATTTAAGGGATAAGCACAAAATAGAAGGAAACATTGACGACTTAAAAAATCTACGTATAATGAGAAAGATGTCAAAAGAAGAAAGAGGTATGTTGATAAGGACATATTCCGCGTCTTCTCAAGAAAAAATTAGAAACAAACTTTAGATAAGGAGCGATCTAAAATGGAAACTTGCCATACATGTAAAAGGAAATTCCCGAAACATCTTATCCATTATGTTAAATGTTCTATAGGCGAATGGAAGTCTTGTCCTATTTGTGCATTTAAAAACATCTTAAGCTTTCACGTCGGCGATTATAGAAAGAAGTGGAGCAAGAAACACGATATTTTATTGAAGGAAGCGGAAGAATATATAAAGAAAGGCTATTAAATGGCTTTCTGGATATTAGCCGCAGGATTATTTTTCCTACCCTTAACAAATACCATATTAATTGAACCACTAATAGCAATTGTCCATAATGCAAGAGAAATTTCAGCGTTGATAGTGTGCCTTCTTTTCTCTGTGTATGTGCAAAATTTTAGACATATAAGACAAATAGATCATCTTAACAAGTCATTATCTATTTTTATGCTTTTTCTTATATTCTCAATTAATGCCTCGCCAAAAATAAAACTAATATATTCTGGTGAGAATATCGGAAATCTCTGGGAATGGAAGGCTTATACAATCATTCTTATTTATTATATATTTTATTTGAGTTTTTCCCATATTAGCTTATCTTTGAAAGACAAAGAAAATCTGTGCAGAATCATAGGCTTAACCGCAATTCTCTCCTCTATATACGCAATCTTGCAATCCCTGGGGCTAGATCAGGCTCAAGTTGTTAGACATCATACAGAGATAGGATCCCCGGACGTTCCCCATATAACGGCAATTATTGGCAACCCAACGTATCTAGGATTGTATTTAGTGGCTAGTATTCCCTTTGTATGGAACTTTTTTAAGAAATATGCCTCATTGCCTGTAATTGTTGCGATCGTGCTTTGTAAGTCAGATACGGCTTATTCAGGGCTTGCCTTTATGGTGTTAATATGGTTATTCAGTTTTTGCAATACACGAAAGAAAATCGGGGCAATGATTATCTTATGCTGCCTTTTGCTAGGGGTGCTTTGTGGGTACTTGGCAAATCATAAGGTATCAGACAATGGAAGATTCGCAGTTTGGCAACAAGCTTTACATGAATTCTATAATCCTCCGATTAAAATAGAAATAAAAAAGGAAATGTCAAAAGCTCAAAAAGCTGAAGCAAGAAAGCTCAATGGAAAAAAATATGTAATGACAGGGTTAGGGCTCGGAAGCTTCTCGATTCTAAACAAAACATCGAGTTTCGGTTCGATTCACAATGTCTATATTTCTGTCTTATATTCAACCGGGATTATCGGGTTGCTTCTGTTTTTATCAACGATTTTCGAAGGTTTTTTTACATTCTTTAAACGCAAAAACAAAAATAAAACTGATTTTTTAATTTTATTCTCATTTATTTTTTTGCTCCTCGCGTCAGTCCTTCAGCCTACCCTATCAGTCGAGCCGATAAGGTTTTTGATGGCTTTCCTTTTCTGCCTGATTTAATTTATAAAAATAATTGCTTGACAAACAAATATTCCTTTGTTAATCTCTACAAAAAGAGAAAGGAGGGGATCAGATGCCAAAAATCATAATTGAAACAACAGAAGAAACAAAGAAAAGATTTACCGTGAAATGTGCCAGAGAAGGAAAAACGCAGAAAGATGTAGTCAATAATTTGATAAACAAATGGGTTAGCAGAGGGAATAAATAATGTCAGAAAAAAAAAGCTTACATCAATCGCATTTACAAACTCTGTGGCGCTGCGGATATAAGTTTGAGCAAGTAGTTATTAATGGAAGAAGAGAGCCTTCCAGAACACCTCTAGTGATTGGGTGCGCAACTCACAACGTAAATGCAAAAAACTTGCAAAACAAAATTGATACAGGGCTTTTATTTAATAGAGAAGCCGTGCAGGATTTTGCAAGGGATAGCTTTGTTAAGGAATGGAATTCTTTTCCTTTAGTTCTCGACGATGAGGAGAAGGCTTTGGGATTGGATAAGACAAGAGGAAGAGCTCAGGATCACACAATACAAATGGCTATGGTTTATCATTATGCAGTAGCTTCTCAGATCATACCTAAGAATGTTGAAAGATCATGGAAGCTTAAAATGGAAAACTTTCCCTTTGATTTGTCCGGGACTTGGGACGTTGATGAGGATTATTTCATCAATGATAATAGAATTGTCACCATCCGAGATACCAAGACAAAGAAAACAAACGCTGGATATGTAGAGGTCGATAGATCAGACCAGTACACAGTCTACGCGTTGGCTAAGAAAGTCATCGACGGAGCTATGCCAACATCAGTATACCAAGACAATCTTTTAAGACCAACAAAAACAAGATCAGCCGTTTCTATTTCGTATGAATCGAAGAGAACAGTTGACGACTTCAAAACTTTTTACAATAGATTTGAGATTGCTTGTAAGATAATCGAACATCAATGTTACGCTCCTGCAAACCCTCAAGATTGGTGGTGTTCAAAAGAGTTTTGCGGTTTTGCGGCAGAAGGCACTTGCCCTTATTTCAACAGCAAGCGTATTTCAGCAAGCAAAGATTTACAAAAATTAATTAAACCGGTAAAGGTAGTATACATTTAAGGAGAAAAAATCATGGAAAACAAAGAAATCGTACCATCAGGACAGCAAGCAACTGAGCAAAAGTTTGACAGTGCCATTGTTCAACAGCGTGCAGAAATGGCAGCAATTCAAGTAGCAAAAGAAGCTGAGGCTCAAGTTAATGCTCGTTTCATTATGGCAATAAAGAACCCGAGGAATGAAGACAATGCTTCCGTTAAGATTGTTAATACTTGCAAGAATCCTTTATTTGCAGAAAAAGCAGTCTATAAGAAGCCCGTTGGCGGTAAGAATATGGAAGGATTATCTATCAGATTTGCTGAAGAAATGGCGAGGAATTGGAAGAATCTTTACGTTAATACATCTATCGTTTTTGAGGATGAAGAAAAAAGAATCGTTAGGGTTATGGTCTTGGATTTGGAATCAAACTTGAATTATGACAAAACAATTCTTATAGAGAAAACCGTTGAGAGAAAATTCTCAGGCGGAAGAGAAATTCTTGCTGAAAGGCTTAACACTAAGAACGAAAGGGTCTTTATCGTCAAGGCAACAGAAGATGAATTGATGGTAAAAGAAAGCGCTTTAGCGTCAAAGGCAATGCGTAACGGTATTCTAAGGTGCATACCTTCTCACATTTTAGATCTTGCCATGAAGACAGCGAAAGAATCAATAAGGACAGGAATAAATAAGGATCCTGCAGCCGCAAAACATTCAACTATTAACAACTTTGGCAAACTTAACATTCTTCCTAAAGAGATAGAGAAATATCTAGGACATTCATTGGATCAAATAGCAGAGCATGAGATTGAAGATCTCAAGATGGTGTATAGTGGTATCTCTAGTGGAAGCACTACATGGAAAGAAATTGTTGATAATAAAATTATTGACGTAGAAGTAACGAACAAAGAAGAGGGAACAGTTGATAATTCTGAGGCTAAAACATGGGACGAATTAGAAAAAATTAATGCTTCAAACGAAAAAGGGACAGATGTAAAAGATTCGATCAAAAAATAAATCAACCAAACTTTATATTAGGAGCGATATAAAATGAAGACGTTTAATTTTACAAAAGAAGCGCACTTGTTGGGTAAATGTTTCAGGGTTGATTATTCGAGTATATCTGTGCTTTTAGAAGCTCACAGCAAAATACGCAATGTTGAAGTTGGAAAGCTTGTGTATATTGGAATCATAGGCGCTGGTATCATTGGCATAATCGACGAGATAAGAAAGCTTAACCGCGAGGACAATCAAGCTTATGTCTATGTTGATGAATTCAATGATGAGTCTACTTTAGAATCCAGCGTCTATGTTGTTGCAGAGATTACAATGCTTGGAGTTATCAAGGATGGCAAATTTACAAGATCCCTTGTTGATGTGCCTAGGCTTGACTCAGAATGTTACGCTCTTAACGGAGAAAACATCAGTAAGTTTATGCGCATTATTTCGTTTTCATCTGATAAAAACAATCTACATATTGGGAAATATGTCATTGATGAAACGGCAGACGCTTACCTAGACGGCAACAAATTTTTTCAGAGACATGCTGCAATTCTAGGAAGCACCGGATCCGGAAAGTCTTGGACGGTAGCATCATTACTTGAAAAAGCAAATAAGTTACCCAATTCAAATGTTATTGTTTTCGACTTGCATGGGGAATACAAATCTTTATCTTTTGCAAAAAGATATACCATTCCGAGCCCTTCGGATAAAGAATCCGATAACAATTTATATCTTCCTTATTGGTTACTGAATTCCAACGAACTACAAGCAATGTTTTTATCTCAAAGTGAACATTCAGCACACAACCAGGTGTCAGCATTTAATGCTTGCGTATTAAATGCTAAGATATTTATGTTAACGGAACCATTGAACGTGACTATTAATAGTCCTGTCCCATTTGACATAAGATTAGTCGTAGAAGAGCTTAAGATTATGGACACCGAGCTTGAGCCAGGAGCGAAGGCAGGCACAACAAAGAAAGGTAAATTCTACGGACAATTTAGCCGATTGATATCTCGAATCGAAAACAAGATTAATGATAGCCGGTACAATTTCATGTTTGCAGACGGTGCCGCTCATGTTATTACATCGATGAAGGCTATTGCAAGACAGCTTATAAACGATAATATCAAGATAATAGACTTCTCAGAGGTTCCCGAAGAAATTCTTCCTATGATAATATCTCTTGTCGCTAGAATAATTTATAATGTTCAATTCTGGACGGATAAAAACGACAGATATCCTATCGTTTTGGTATGTGATGAAGCTCATATATACCTACCAAAGAAAGACAGGCTCGACCCTTCAGAACTCCAAACAGTTGAGACTTTCGAGAAAATTGCTAAGGAAGGTCGTAAATATGGAGTGTCTTTGCTCGTTGTAAGTCAAAGACCGTCAGACATCAGCGAAACAATACTGAGCCAGTGCAATAATATTTTAGCGCTAAGGCTTACAAATGCAACGGATCAAGCGACGGTAAGAAGATTCATGCCTGATAGTTTTAGTTCAATTTTAAATGTTTTACCTATATTAAATATCGGAGAATGTATCGTTGTAGGCGATTCTGTATTGCTTCCTACAAGAATAAAGCAATTTATTCCTACGGAAAAGCCATTGAGCGGTACTGTAGACTTCTGGGACGAATGGTCAAAAGAAAAGCCAAGAACTAGAGATTTAGGAAAGGCAATCTCTAACATGATAATGCAAAGGAAATAATATGGAAACAATTAAATTATTAGGAGGAGCCACAGTATATTTGTATGAAGCAAAGGCTGTAAAATGTAAGTTTTGCGGTATGAAAATATATTGGGCTACCACAAAAAAAGCAAAGAGTATGCCTATTTGCAAAGATGATAAAGGGAATTGGGTTTCTCACTTCTCAAATTGCGAATACAAAGAAGCAAAAGAAGCGGGGGATGGAGATTCTTTAGACGAAATATCTGTCCAAAAAAAAAGAAATAACAGGAGAATATAGACCATGGACATATTAAGCCTTGAAAGTGATCAAAAATACGCAACAGCAAACAATGATTACCCCGATTATGGTTGGAGAGAAGATCATGACGAAGAAATAGTTTATTGCAGCTTTTGCGGGAATGCGGCAGAAAATGATGTTTGTACTTTTTGCGGAAGCTCAATAATAACTTAATAGGAGGTAGAGCGATGTTTAATTTTATATCCAAAATTTTATCTAATATGAGCAAAAAAAGTATACGTGAAATTCTCGACGAAGAAAAGGAAATTGTAAAAAGATTCAAAGAAGAAGAGGAAAAAAGGGAGTTGGATAAAAAGTCATTATTGTCAAAGGTAAGAGATGACCATGATCAGGCAGTAAAAGAGTTTGCTTCGATGATCAATGAGGACATGATGCTATTGAAGGAAGGAAAGGAAAAAAGTGAGGTTATTTACCGATACCTTACGGAAAAGAAAATAAAAAAGTTAGCAAAAGGTTATGTCGTTGCAATCGAAGTCAACAAACAAAGAATTAGCTTAAAAAAAGGGAGAGGTTAAGATTTTGAAACTATTTCCATATTTAATAAAGGAGTCTAAATGTACATGAATATCTTTAAAAGAATACTGCCATTTAGTTCAATGTGGATAAGAAAGCAGGTTAGAAGGCATTATAAAGGCAGGTTAAGGAGCGATAGTATTATTGGAGAAATCAGTACTTCTACAGCAATTAGAATACATAAAGGTTGGCGTGTTTATGTAAGAATTGAGTCTGAAAATGTTAGTCTAGGGTATATTAACGGAGATTTATGTGTTTTTGATGATGGAACTATTAAAGGAAAATTGTATGGAGAGTCTAAAGTGTGTTGTTCTGTCTCAATAATTGAAGAAGCAGATAATAAATAATAATCAATAAAATAGAAAAGGATGAAAAATGGGACAAATTAAAGGTCAAACTGAGCATAAAAAATGGCAAAAAGGTGAAAAGCTAACTAGAAGGCAGGCAATAAACGCTAACTGTTATATTTGTAATGGGTTAGAGGATTCACGCATGGACTGTCAAGGTGAAAAGTCTTGCCCGTTGTACCCTTTCAGCCCTTACGGCAGTTTGAGAAGCCGTAGAAGGTAGTTTTTAGAGCGCTAGAATTAAAAGGAGCATGTGTCAGACAAAAAAACAAAAGGAGTTAAAACCATGAACCAAGAAATCACAAATCAGGACTTCGTAATAAAAGAATTGGCAAAATTTAACCCAATAACGGCAAATGTGGCAAAGGTGAGAGATAAATACATGAAAATCGAGGTCAAAGACTCTAAAGATCTCATGAATTATGATCTTGCTAAGGTCGCACATCGTGAAATAGTGACAACTCGCACCGGAATTGAAAAATTACGAGTGGAGCTCAAAGCTTCGAGCCTGGAATTTGGTCGTAAAGTTGACGCCGAAGCAAAGAAGTGGAAGGCTGCAGCAAAAGAAATTGAAGATCATCTTATGAAACAAAGAAAAGTAGTTGAGGATGAGTTGGAACGTATTCAAAAAGAAAAAGATGATGCAATCAAAGATGAAGAAGAACGAAAACGCAGAGAAGAAGAGGCACGAATCGAAAAGATTAGGCAGGAACAAGAAGCAAAAGAGCGTGAACTTGTCGAAAAAGAGGAGAGACTTGCTCAGGAAGAAGAGGAAAGACAGCGTAAATGGGATGAGGATCAAGCCCGAATCACTGAAGAGCAAGAAGCAAAAGAACGAAAACTCCAAGAAGAGAGAGATAAAGTTGAAGCTGAGAAACAAGCCATTGAAGATGAAAAGGCTCGTATCGAAGTAGAGAAAATTGAGAAATTACACCAAGCGCGCAGAGATATTGCTTTTCCTTACAGGAAATTTTGGAAATCTTCGAATTATTGTTTTGGCACAATGAGTCAAACAAATTTTGAATCTATTATGGAAGATCTAAAAGAATCGAAAGCCTCCCATGAGGAATTGCTCGAAAAGCAACGCATCAAAGACGAAAAGGACAGAATCGCAGCAGAAAAAGCCGAGACTGAAAGGCTAGAGGCTTTGAAACCGGATATTGAGAAAATTCATTTATTGGCTCTTGGGATCAGAAGCCTTACAATGCCAGATGTTCAAAGCAATGATGCTTTTGTAATCATAGATACGGCTAAATGTGATCTTCTTCGTATTGCAAAATATCTTGAAGATGCCGAATTGTAATTAAACTTATAAACTAGTTAACAAGAAAGGAAACAAGAACCATGTCAGAAGAAATGAAAATGAACGAAAACGCAGATGGCCAGCTTGAAATAGCTGGAATCGACACCCCTCTTGGTGAGGCCGCAAATGATTTTTTGAAATTAGTTGACGCCCTTAACAAGATGGATGAAGAAGTAAGCGAAGCAAAAGAAAAAATCTTGGTTCTCATGGAAGAGCAAGGTATGAAGACTTTTGGTTTCGAGGGTAAAACCTTCACCAAGACAGAAGAGGCTACTCTCAAGTCAAACCTTAGAGTCACAAACAAGGTGAAGAAAAGAAAGAACGAAACAGAATAATCTTGACAACAGTGGAAATCGGAGTATATTGAGTATATGGCTAGAAGATTAAAAAATCTTAATACATTAAAAAATCAAATTTCCCAACGGTGGATTCTGTCCAAGAGCTTCCGCTCTGTTCTTCTAGCCAAGAAACCGTTGGGATTTTTTATTTAAGGAGAATTATGGATACCACAAAAGAATATGCAGCTATGATTTTTGAACTACCAGAAGAATTTTGGAAAGACATTGCTAAAACAAAATCATTTTTAGAGCCTACAGGTCAATTTTGTAAAAATTGCGGTAAATATGTCCGCGATATAAGAGTTGATTGTTGTGATAAAATGAATAGGGTTAACGCTATAAGGCAAGACCAGCTGCAAGAAATGGTAAAAGATATTTTTGATTATTCTCATCCTTCAAAAGAATTTAGAGTTATTGCATCTTTTTCAGAGGAAATATCTTTCTGCCGAAGCTATGAAATTATATGGATTCAATTCGTTATGAAAGAGAAATATGGTAAAGTTTGGAATGGAACAGATTGGAAGGAAGAGCAAGAAGAGGGGCAAATAATTGCATAGAGGCTACTTTAAATTTTGGCGGTGTTTCCAGGATAATCCTAGAGCTAATGATCCTAAATATGTATTACTTTGGATATGGCTTTTAATGCTTGCGACACATAAGCCCAGGTCTGGAATATTTAAAGGAGAGCGTATCACCATTAAACCTGGACAATTCTTAACTGGACGAAAATTCCTCGTCGACAAAACGAAAATAAATCGCTCTAAGATCGAAAGATTGCTAAAAATCATGGAAATCGAGCATCAAATCGAGCAGCAATCCTCTAATGTAAATCGTTTAATCACAATAGTTAACTGGAATAAGTACCAACAAGATGAGCAACAAAGTGAGCAACCAGTGAGCAACCAGCGAGCAACCAGTGAGCAACCAGTGAGCACAAACAAGAATGATAAGAATGATAAGAATGATAAGAATGATAAGAATAAAGCTTACGTAAACTTTGAAAAGTTTACCCTTACAACATGGAACTTGTTTTGCAATGATTTTCCTACTCTGCCTAGAATACAAGAAATTACACCTAAAAGACGTTCCCTACTTAAAAAAAGGTTCGAACAGAAAAGCTTTAAGGATTTTGATGCAATAATAAAAGCAATCAAAGAACAACCATTCTTAAACGGAAAGAATAATAGAAATTGGAAAGTAAATTTTGACTGGATAATATCTAACGATACTAATTATGTTAAAATACTTGAAAGGAAATATAAAAATGACAACGATACCAACAAAAGCATTTTCAGATCGTGATCTCGAATATTATAAAACCTTAGAAAAAAAGTATTGCCCTTCCGTTTTTGATGAGATTAAACACTATAGCCATAAAGATATCCCGGAGCCCCCTAAAGAATTGATTGATTTTAGGAACTTAAGCCCCTTTGAAAAGAAAAGAGATAGTGAGAAATTCTATAAACAAAGTTTTATCCAAGAATACCTTGATTCTAAATGGAACGCTGAATTATATAATCGTGAATGCTTCTTAAGACTATATGATCTATATAAGACCGAACGCCCGCGCGAAGAACTTTTTGCCATTATATCTAAACTTAACCAATTCAAAGCAGCAATCTTGCAGAATAATGATGTTTTTATAGCCCTTAAAATTAACTTTTCTGATTATAAGATAAACTCAAAACTTCCGGAAGAACAAATGTCTTTGAATGATGATGAATGGACTTAGTCTGAAACCGTTAAATTACGTTTAATTTAGAACAAGGGGTGGTAGATGGACAAAGGGCATTGGACAACAAGAGGAAAGAACTAATTAAAATCTATTTTAATAAAAAAATGAAATGAAAATCAAAAAATTAAAAAATATGAAGATTGTAAAGCAACCAAAAGAACAATGTATTGATTTTGACAGTGATTGTTTATGTATTGATAATCATTTAACTTGTTGGCTTTATAATAAAAAAAGAGGATATTGTCCTTTTTTAGGCAAAGAAGTTAAATTTAATTAACCATAACTGAAGGAGAGGTGAAGATGAAATGGATAAGCGTTAAAGATAAATTACCAGATAGAGAACTATTTAAAAATGGAACTTATGATGAAGAGAGTTATCCCGTTTTAGTTATTGCAGTGGGTAATGGTATCTTTAATAATAACGATGTGTTTGTAGCTAGATATAACTATAAGGAAAAAGAGTGGGTACACAATTTGACTGAAAACTTTGAAAGCTTGACTAATTACGTAATTTATTGGCAACCATTGCCAGAGTTGCCAGAGGAGGGGGAGGGGATGATGGAAAAGAAAGGTAACGAAAGAGCTTATTACGAAGGATTTATCGAAGGACGAAATAGTATTTTAAAAATATGCACAGACCAAATAAAGTTTGCATCAATCCCGAAATATAGGTTAGAAATAAACCAGCCGATAGACCCTTTAAAAATTAGATTCAAAGGCAAGAGAGTTGACAATGGGGAATGGGTTGAGGGATTTCTTATTTTTTATCCAGACATGGATATGCATCTTATTTTTACTGGGGAGTGCGAATCAACGAGTATGCTTAATGCAAAATGGGAAAGTTACACAGTTATCCCCGAATCAGTTGAACTAGTCATGCCGGAGGAGAGGTAAAGATGAATATACATCGAGTCCTAACAATCCACAAGAAGAGGGGAACCATGAAAATAAGATATAAATGTGAGGTTTGTCACATAGAATGTGAGATACAAATAAATGAAGGTGCTTGTGTTCCACTAATATGTCCTTATGGTGATGATGTAAAAGCTGAATGGGAAATAATAGCGGAGGAGTAGAACCCATGACAAAAAAGAAGAAGGTACGAAACAATAGATTGCCGGAGGGGTGGAAATAATGATAGATGTTGTGGTTAGAAATAAATGATATGAAAAACAGAGACGGATTAGAAACTAATGATATTTAGAGACAAAACATGAAACTATTCCCATATACAATAATATTACTATTCACCCTAGCTTGCATAGCCTGTCTGGTTAACCGGGAGTGGTGGCGGGCGGTGTTTTATTTCTGTAGTGCGGTTTTAAATATTTCTGTAATCATGATGTGAGAGGATGGGGGAATGATGAAGGAGTACAAAATTTACCAAATTTCTTATAAAGAAACTTATCCTTGGTTAAAACACAAACATTACGCAAAGAGAATACCATCTATATCATATTCTTTCGGATTGTTTAAAGGGAATATTCTAGTAGGAGTTATTACTTTTGGGTTACCATCTTCCCATGATTTATGCCTTTTTCTGGGAGAAAAATATAAAAATAATTTTCTTGAATTAAATAGATTGTGTGTGAATGATGGATTAGTAAAAAATTCTTTAAGTTTTTTTGTTAGCCAATCGTTAAGAATGATATCAAGACCAAAAGTGATTGTAAGTTATGCTGATACAGAACAGAATCATTGTGGTTATATTTATCAAGCTACAAATTGGATATATACTGGATTAACAAAAAAACAGTATGATCTAAAAATTAAAGGAACGAATAAACATTCTAGACATGTATATGATAATAAAAAACTAGAAACAGAAAAAGTGAATAGAACACAAAAACATAGATATTTTATGTTTCTTGGAAATAAGAAAGAAAAAAAAGAAATGTTAGATTTGTTACCTGTAAAGATTTTACCATATCCAAAAACAATTAATAAAAGATACGACACAAACTTTGAACCACAAACACAACAAATATTATTTTAGGGGATAGATTTTATGGGAAAAATATTACCAACAGTTCTATTTTAAATATTTCTGTAATCATGATGTGAAAGGATAGAGATGAGCCTAGATATTAAAGAGTTTGAATTTGATTTTGGAAATAATGTTAAAGTTGAAAAATCTAAAGATGGGAAATATTACCATGTTATTGACAATGGGTTTGTTATAGCTTTATGTCCGACGCAAGAAACGGCTTTGTATGTTGGAAAATGTATTTTTAACTTTAAGGAGAGCAGATAAATGTCAATAGAAAAGATAGAGGAGGTAATAAGAGAGTTAGACGCTGCTTTTACTGCTTATACTGATGCTGTTTACATTGCTAATTATACTGCTAGGTCTGTTCATGTTACTGCTGATGTTGCTAATGCTATTGCCGTTGATGTTGCTAATAAAAAAGAAACATGTGTAAAAATAATGAATTACGGAATAAGTTTATTAGAAGAGGAAGAAACTAAATGAATAAAATCAAAATATTTTTAGGAACAATTGTACTTCTTATTTTCTGGAAGAAATGGGATAAAGAAAGCCGGGAAATATATGATGCTTAATGAAATGATAACAGTCAATGTTTGGATAATAATTGTTTTTGGAGTAGTAATGTTTTGGGCTGGATACAAGACAAGGAGGGACTAAATCTAATGAAAATAATAAGTCCGCTAGCGGTGTCAAATAAAAGGTGTAAACAGGCAATGTATGAGTGTCCATATTGCAATAAACAATATGTTTATGAGATTAGGATTGTTAAAAGGTTTAAACCTTTAGCTTGCAAGCAATGCTATATAGATGGAAAATTGCGTAAAAAATGCCCTATTTGTGGGAAATATAAAAAAAGCAGTTGTTTTCATAGATTAAAAAGGAACAATTTAACAGGATTACAAACAAGATGCAAAGAATGTGGAATGAGACATGGTCATACTAGCAACTATTATGAGCGCAATGACAATGTGGATTTAATGAGGAAGGCTATAGAATGGCTAAAGAAGTCATAAAATTAGCATTACCAGTGTATTGGACTAACGAGAAAAAGACAAAGGAGTCAACGAAACATCTTGTTAGCCAGAACTGGTTTAGAAATATACATTTTTATGTAAAAAACAAAGTTAAAAAGGAATATTGCCGTCTTGTTGAGAAGGAAATGGAGAAGAACATAGTCAAAATAGAAGGTCAATATACAGTTTCATACAAATATTATTATAAGGACACATCATCAGACGCCCCGAATGTTATACATCAAGTAGAGAAGTTTGCTTTAGATGCTCTTGTAACGCTTAATATATTACCAGAAGACAACGTGAAGTTTCTTATAGGCTCTGGTGGGTGGAGCGTAGAATCCGATCCTGACAATCCCCGCGTTGAAATAGAAATAAACAAAGCATAAAATTAAAAATAAATTGCACTCCACGAGATAGAGTGCTAATATATAATTACAATATAGTTTCACGTGAAACGTAAGGAGTGATATGCGAGGAAAGATGATAAAGAAACTTAAGGATTATGCTCGAACGACACTCAAAAAAGAATGGAAATGTAACATTAACGAGTATTACAAAGATCTTAAGAAGCATTATAAATTAACCGGTAAAATAGAATTTCCTGCAGTAGATTAATTAGGGGGTGTCACATGGAAGGATGGATGAGTTATTTTCAAAGAAATGACGATGTAGATATTGATTCAGATAATTGAGGATGCAAAAAAAATGAGAGAACCAACTACAATGCAGAAGGTTTTTTGTTATGAACTTGCTGCTGATCCGAAAGAAGACAGGACGCAGGCCGCAATAAATGCGGGGTACAGTCGAAAGACAGCATCGGCTCTCGGGAGTCGCCTTCTAAATCATAAAGACTATGCTCATGTCCAAGCTTTTTATAAGAAACTTTTGTCAAAGAAGCTAAAGAAACTTGATATTACGTCAAATTATGTGTTGAGGAACATAAAGGACATTGGCGAGCGGTGTATGGACAAGGTTGAGATTGTGAAAGATGGTAAGCCTACCGGAAGATTTAAGTTTGATTCAACTGGATCTTTAAAGGCTCAAGAACTCTTGGGTAGATATTTAAGGCTATTTGAAGATGATGAGGGAAGAGATCCTACGGTTAATGTTACAGTGATGCCTCAAATTATCGTTAAAGGAAAACCATTCAAGCCAAAGATTGGGAAGCAGTGAATCCCTCATTTTCCTGTTTACATATACCATTGATTGAAGGTGAAAAAATAAGGGTGTCGTCTAAAGATAGTGAAATTTATGTTGGGTCAAACTTGGGGCGAATGTGGAAGATTACAGTGAGACATCCTTATCTTGATGCGGTGGAAATGACCCAAGAAGAAATTGATGAGTTTAAAAAGAAACCGTATGACGACGGATATCCAAAATCTTGAAGAAGAACTGCAGCTGCCAGCAATATTAAACATCCCACCTAAATTATATCCCATAATAACAGAACTTGATAATTACAGATATTTCTTGCTTGAGGGCGGTAGAGGATCCGCGAAATCTCAGAGCGTAGCAAGAGAGTTGCTTGTTTTTGGAGAAACGGAAAAGCTTAGAATAGTGTGCGGCCGTGAGATCCAGGACAGCATCGAAGAATCTGTGTATACATTGCTCGTTGATCTTATAAAAGAGCATAATCTAAATTACCGTGTTTACAAGACAAGGCTTGTCCACCGAAAGACAGGAACGACTTTCACCTTTAAAGGCTTTAGGGAACAAGGTGCTAGCAAGATTAAGGGGCTTGAAGGTGTTGATATCCTGTGGATAGACGAAGCTCAAGCGATAACAAGCCATACTTTGAAGATATTGATCCCTACTATCCGAGAGGGAAGAGCAAAAGTCTTTTTCACAATGAATAGATATGTTGTTGATGATCCGGTGTTTGTGGAGTTTGCAGATCGCGAAGATTGTCTTCATATCCACATCGATTATTTCGAGAATCCTCATTGTCCTGAAGTATTGATACATGAAGCTAATATTTGCAAAGTAAAGAACCTGGAAGATTATCTACATATCTGGCGAGGAATACCTTTAAAACAGGCTCAAAGCGCAGCGTTCCGGAATGTGGAAGGCATTGTTGACGATGATTTGCCTCTTGCAATACCAGCAGATCCAAGATTTCACTATGTCATGGGAGCCGATTACGCTAAAAGCGTCGATCATACGGTGTTTATTGTTATCTGCATTGAGCTTAAATGTGTTGTATATTTTGAACGATTAGAGAACGAGAACAAGGCTAGTTGGTTCTACCAGAAGCAAAAAACTCTTGCGATAAGCCGAGAGTACAATAACGCACTGATTGTTCCGGACAGCACAGGTGTCGGGGATCCGATAGTAGAAGATCTTGAGAGGATGGGCGGTAATGTCTATTACGAAGAGACAGAAACAGGAAAGAATACTTCGGGTGTTAAATTCACCGGGATATCAAAAGAAAATCTTATCGATAAGCTAAAGGTTGTAATCGAAATGGGATCTATCCAAATACCGCGAATAGATATTCTAATCAAAGAACTCATCCAATTTGAAGCTACAAAGCTTCCTTCAGGCAAGTTTAGATATGCCGCGCCAATAGGGAAAGACGATCAAGGAAATGACGTTTTTCACGATGATTGCGTTATTTCTCTTGCTCTTGCGGTGTGGGGGGCACGTGATTTTCTTTATTTAAAAGACTTTGAAGAACCAGAGCCGTTGACGAGAGATAAAGCATGGTGGATCAAGGTCAAACAGGACATAGCAAGAAAAAAAATAAAAACCTTGACTCCTGGGACTGCTGAGGTTAATTTAGAAGATGAGGCAGGGTTTAGACAAATCGGAGAAGATTAAAATGCCAGTTTAAAATTAAATAGAAACGCTTTAGATTCGCGGTCTTAAGCGTCCCAAATATACAAGGAATCACTCACCCGGGTGGTTCCTTTTTTTTGGGTTATAACGTCTAATAAAATAAACATAATGTTTAAATAGTTAAACACAGGGGGAGAAGATGAAAAGAAACAAGTTTCTAGCTTTACTCGTAGTGCTCGTATTAATCTTCGCAGCAGCAGGGATCAGTTATTCTGCAGTAGCAACACAGACTACATCATGGTCAAATTCGGACGTAACAGAGATTAATGGATATAGTCCATCGGCACAAAAGACTTTTTTAGGACAAAGATTGTTGGGTCTTTTCAAGAATGAGACTTCGACAATCACCACAGTAGGATCAAAAGATTTAGATTTGGATGATAGGGTTATACTTTTCACAACACAAGGATTAAGCGATGGTGGAACAAATGATGCAACTTATGCAAATGGTGAACCTGGCCAAGAAGTAACTTTTGTCCTTGTAACGGATGGTGGTGCCAATGTTATTATCACGCCAGTTACAGCAACGGGATTTACTTCAGTAGAAATGGATTCGGCCGGAGACACTTGTGGACTTAAGTATCAAGACGACACTGTTGGATGGGTTGTCAATGGAAGCAATTCGTGTACTGTTAATCAATAAAACGAAGGATCAACATGTTTAAATGCAAGTGTTGCGAAGTCCTAAAAGATGAGAATAAACATTTAAGAGGTCTTGTTGATCAACTTCTTCTTCAATTAGCCCCTAAGCCTGATCCGTCAGATTTAGGGGCTTTCCCTGTTAAAGAAGAGGAAGAGATTGAACATGACGACGAAGGCAGACCAATAATAAGGCATAGGGTGGGATTATGAAATTAAATTTAGGAAGACAAGTTGAAGATTATGGGCTTGATGAAGTTGGAGCTATTGAGCCTAAGAAGCCAAAGAAGATGAAAATGAGTTATCCGACTGCTTATATCCATGACGTTGATCTTAAAGACGTTGACTCTAAAATAGTCGGGAAGACAGTCACCGTCCCTGTTACTTTAAGAATCAAAGAAATAAACCAAAGAACAAGAATTAAGGACGGAAAAGAAATCAAAGAAAATGATTCAATGGATATTGAGTTGATGAATATAGATTTCGGGAAAGCACCTAAAAGTTTTGAGACTCTTCAAGATGCTATTGAGGACGGTTTAGACGAGGAATAATATGCCACCAGAAATAATTTCCAAATTAGGCGACAAGGAAATAATAGACGAGCAGAAGAAACAAGTTAAGCGTATCGATGAGAGCCGCACAGAGTTTCGTAAGCAAGCATTGATAAATATTATGTTTCTCTACGGCAAGCATCATCTTGAGATGAAGTCAAATTATGTCAATGTGTCAGATCTTGACCAGCGTCTTATTTGGGAAATTGAAAGTATTCGGAAAGCAAGTAATGTAAGAAGAGTTAGTAATTACATTCTACCATTGTTTCGTTCTTTGTATTCTAGGCTTATTCGGATGAAAGCTAATGTTAATGTTGAGCCAACAACATCAACAGAGCGAGATCGTAATGCTGCAAAGGTATCTCAAGAAGTTTTAGAGCATTTCTGGGAGAATTGCAACCAAGGAAACGAGTGGATGGCTCAAGACTTTTATAGTATGCAGCCTATTCTTATGCGTACAGTTCTTTATATGCTTTCATTGGGGAATGGTTATTTATTTCCATATTACAATCCAAAAGCAAATACATTGATATATGATAAGAAACGAAACGACGTTATAGCTACAGATGTGGGAGAAGTCGAAGTAAGGACAGTCAGCCCTTTAAACATGTTCCGGAACAAATTTGGCAGATTCTTCATAGAGAGGCGATTTATAAGCCCTGAGCAGGTATATTACGAGTATGACCGGGAAGCAAAAGGTGTACGTGGAGAAAAAGACCTTGTTGAGCAACAAATCAAAAGATTGTTAGAAGGTGAGATTGATGAATCTGTTGAGAGTGAAGGTGTTTATGTTTACACTAAATTTGTGTTACCTAACAAGAAATATTCAAAAGGTAGAATGATTGTTTCTACAGATAACGAGCTTCTATTTAATGATAATATCCCTGAAGAGTACGATTCAAAAATACCGCTATTTAATTGTAAATATCAGGATTTAGGTTTTACAAGCCATTCTCAGGGTGCCATTGAGCAAGTAATTGATTTACAGCAAGACTACAACGAGACATTAACCAGGATTTCTTCATATAAAAATAGCTTGTCTGGTAAGGTTCTTAATCCGAGAGGATCTAAGTTGTCAGCAAAGTTTGACCAAGCAACGGGACAAATTCTTAATTACAACAAAGGATTCAAGCCAACGTATGAAAATGGCGCAACAATACCATCATATATCATCCAGGAGTTAATGAGAATACGTAGAGACATGGAAGATGGCATGAACTCGCATGATACGTCTATGGGGCGACCTGGGGGAGTGAAAAGCGGGGTTGCAATCGATAGTCTTGCAGAGAATGACTTTTCAATGATAAGTCCTGAACTGATAACCCTTGAAATGACATTATCAAAGTTTTCTACATGTGTAATTAACATGATGAAAGTTAAATACATAGAGCCCAGGCTACTTGGAATCTCCGGGGACAACATGGCTTATGAAGTAAATTCATTCCTAGGATCTGATGTTTACGGACAAAAGAGAGTCAAAATCCGAATGGGTTCAGGCGTTCCAACTAGCCGAAAAGAAAGACAAGAGTATTTGACATGGCTAAAGGCTGAGGGTGCGATAAGCCCGACAGAGTTAAGAGAATATTCAGAGTTTGGAGATATAAACGGAGTTTATACTTCGTTAGATGAAACCGGGGCAAAAATTGATATTCTTAATATCATTGAGAACGAAGGCAAATTTGAAGTATTGGCAGAGCCTTACGAAGATCATACTGTCAGGCTCAAGGTACTCAATGATTTTAGAAAAGGAGGTAAATACGCGAGACTAAGCAAAGAAAAGAGAGCAGCAATCGACAAATTGGCACAGGAACATCAAAACTTTTTACTAGCGGAGCAAGAAGCATCGCAGAGTTTGGGGCAACCTTTACCACCTGCAGCATTACCACAACCACCACAATAAAGGAGTATTATTATGAGTGAAGAAAAAATTGAAAAAGAAATACAAGAAAAAGGATTGAACGCACCAAGATTAAAGCCTGAAGATATTGATAATGCTATAAAATCTTCAACTTTTACAAATCTTCCTTCTGGTAAATGCGTTGTTTGTGAAATAACATTACAAAATGGATTTACAATAAGAGGCGAAAGTGCTTGTGTTTCGATAGAGAATTTTGATCAGGAAATAGGAAATAAAATTTCTTTCAAGAACGCTAGAGATAAAATTTGGCAACTTGAAGGGTATTTGTTACAAGATAAACATCCAATTAATTAAAATGGAGCATTAATATATTTTATAAAAAGGAGCGAGGTAAAAAATGAAAGAAATGTTTAAAAGATGGTTTTTAATGTTAATGAACAATAGGGGGGAAACTCCTACCGGGGCAGAAGACTCTACAAGTGAAGAGAACACTGAAGATTCTTCTATGGAAGATTTAATCGAAGAAAGTCTTTCTGAAGATTCAAACGAGGAGGGAAAATCTGATGATGTTTCTAATGAGAATACTGAGAATAAAGAGGGCGCGGATGAGGAGAAGAGTACGGACGCTGAGGGAGAAGGTAAAGAAAATAAAGACGATGCTACATCAATCGATGATCCAGAGTTAGAGATTGATGAGGTAGACGGCAAAAAAGTAATGATGAAAACGTCAGAAATCAAGTCAACTATCAAATGGCTACAGGAAAACAGGCAGTCAATCGCTGGTTCGATGCAAATAAGAGATTTGGCAATAAAACATCCAGAGTTCGGCAAATTAATAAATAGCGTTATAGATAATGCGATCGGAGACGATCTGAAGATTAACGATGAATATGTCACGTCAACGCTTAATAAACTTGAAGCTAAAGTTGAAAAGATTGAAGAGAAGATCGAAGAGAAGGACGATGATATTGAAGAGGCTGAAGCTATGCTTGAAGAGCTTGATCCAGATAGTAGCCAGGCAATGTTATTGAAGAAGAATATTAAAATAATGAAGTCTCAGAAGGCACAGCTTAAGGATCAGGCATCAAAGATAGATGCTATTTCTGAAAAGATTGAAGGAATAGACAAGGTAAATCAGGAATCAAAAAAAAGTGTTGAAGAAGCAAAAGCAAACGAGGAAAGAGATAGGTTAAGGAAAGTATTTGATGCTGAATATGACTCTTTAATCAAAGACAAAATAAATTTCATTGATGATGGCGAGAAGCAACGGTTTAATTCCGGAGTTAGGAGTTTAGTTGCTGACCAATCGGCTAAGATTAAGACTGATGAGGACTTTAAGAAAGTAATAAGCGAATCGGTAAAGATCGTTAAAAAACAACTTGAAGACTATCATGCGGCTATCAGAAATGACTATTTGCGTAAGAAGGGCGAACTAAAAGACGAAAAAAAAGTAACCAAAGAAAAGACTCCGCCTGAAGAAGACATGAATCAAGGGACTCTCGAAAAGACGCTTGAGGATATGCTAACGGAAGGCGAAGCGGAAGGGTAAATTATGCTAAATATTTTTAAAAAAACAATCGTGAAGGCATTGCCTTTATTGAATAATAATAGAGGGCAGTTTACGATTACGAATGCAGCCGCGATCTTAAAGAAGATCATTAAGCCGCAAATCATACCTCAACTAAGAAAAGAAAGTCTCTTGTATGATCAGATTAAGAAAAATGTAGGTGTGATCGTTGCAAATAACAACATTTACATTGCAGCACGTACCGGACGTCACTCTGGTATTTACTCTGTAGCTGAAGGAACAGCGCCAAACATAGGTAAATCTTCATACTTGCAACCAGTAGCACCAATTCGATTTTCTTTTGGTACAGTTGCATTTACAGATCAGGCTTTAGCTGCAGCAGACAGAAACGGTGTCAAAGCTATTGCAAGCGTGTTATCTGCCGAAATCATGGCTTTGAAAGATGATTTCCGCATGGATATCAATAGATGTTTGCATGGTGCTGGAAAAGGAAAACTTTGTGTATGTAACGGCGGGACAACAGGAACACAGGTCACAGTTGATGGAAATCCTAACGGCGGCGACGCTACCGAATATCTGGCAGCAGGAATGTATGTAGATATCGGAACAGAAGCGGATCCGGACAACTCAGTTGATGGCGTTCAAATTGCCTCTGTCGATAGCGCGACAACATTCACCTTGGCATCTTCTCAAACATGGACAGATAATCATATAGTAACAAAGACGGACGCAGCCGAGCCTATGGGAATTGCTGGAATCATTGATGATGGCGACAACGTATCGACAATCCAGAATTTCGCAAGGGCGTCATATCCAATTTTCAAGTCTAATGTTGATGATACTGCAGAAGCGCTAACTGAAGCAGATATGATCACTATGTATTTAAGGGCAAAGAAAAATGGATTTTCATCAAAGAACGGCGTCATTCTTATGGGTGAAACAATGTATCAAGCCTACGGCGCATTATTAACTTCTATGAAACGTAGTACACAATCAAGACCTGTTCTTGGTGGTGGTTGGACAGGATTAGAGTTCATGGATGGTGTCCCGGTTGTATTTGACCCTGACACATGGGATGGATATGTTCAGTTTGTAAACTTCGACTCATTGAGTATTGCCGAAATGTCTAGCCCGATGGAATGGTTAGAGGCTGATGCTCACGGTGGAATCCTTATAAGAAATGCAACAGTAAGGACAAACTGGGAAGGAACGCTTAAATATTACTACAACTTGGTTGGATTGAGGTTCAACAGTATGTCAAGGTTAAGCCAAAAAACTCCTTAATTTTTAGAATAAGAAAGGATATGAGGGGGGCAGGGAAACCTTAACCCCTCATATTTTAGGTATGCAAGTAAAAGACAAGGCAAAGGGATTGGGAGCAAAGTTGCTGAGAGAAGCTAAGACATTCAAGGCTTCAAAGATTAGAGGGACAAAGTGCGATATGAATCAAGCAATACTTGAAAGTGTTTCCTCCGAAGTTAGGCAACCAATAACCGTGATGGGCGACCCCGTTAAATCTTTTGAGCATAGGCAAAAGAACAAAATAGAGTGTTGTATCTGCCATATATCAGCAGGTACTTTTTATATAAAAAATGGAGAGAAGTTTTGCTCTGATCATAAAGATTTTATGAATATGAGCGAGAGAGAAAGAAAGGAAATGCTTTATGTTAGTTAATAAAACTGAGAAGACTGTAGACATTAAATATGATGAACGCACTATCTCTGTAGAGTCTAAGAAATCTTTAGATGTAAGGGAATTCGGTGTTGCAAATGAAAATGTGCTTGCAGTTGAAAAGCATATTCTGACAAAGAATCCAGATGTTTTTGAACAAAAGAAGACTAAAGATTTGATGGAAACGAATAAACAGTATGAGTCAAAGATTGAGAGCCTTGAAAAAGAAATAAAAAGGCTATCTGAAAATGTAGCTCAGGCTAATAAGGAAAGAGACGTCTCGGGTGATAAATTAAGCAAGGTTTTAACCGAGAATGAAGGCTACAAGAATAAAAACAGTTCTTTGGTCAAAGAAGTTGCAGAGCTTAAAGCTAAAGTAAAAGCCTTATCATAATAACCTGCGGAGCTATTAGTTTGGGTTAGTGCTGGCACTCGGGGGGTAGTTGCTCCGCTACCTCCCTAGAATAAAAGGAAAATTTTATGATCCTTACCATATCGCAAGTAATCACTGAATTAGTCACGGAAGTAGGACAAGATACGTCAGATACAGATTTTGCTGCAATAATGTTGGTCTTTCTTAAATCCGGTATGCGAGAATTGCCTGTATCTGCAAGAGATCGGCTTCTATTAACCCAGGAAGAGCTTGCCCTAGCGATAAACACCCAAGAGATAGATTTAAGTACAACGACTTCAGGTTTCATGAAAGAAAATCATGTCTGGTATACCACGTCAACGGGCAATCGAATACCAATAATACCGCCACCAAGACGATCTTATTTTAATGAAATATTTAATACGAACAGTAGAGGCAAGCCGAAATACTATGTTGTTGTCGGAAAGACTATGCAGTTTGAACAAAAAGCTGACGAAGCCGTTACAATAGGCATTGAGTTTTTTAAAGAGATATCCGCGATTTCAACCTCTGATACGTTTTTCGGCGATGAAAGAACATTGCAGGCTTGTAAGCATTTATGTAAAAAAGGATATTATCAGGACTACGAAGAAGATCGCACGAAATATATAGATCACAGGGATGATGCAGCAAGGATAATTTTTGAATTAGAAGCGGACTATGAAGATCAGGAATTTGCTGGTCATGTAGGTGAATAAAGTTATTAACATCAATATCCATTAATGAGAAAGGAAAAAAAGATGAAAGATTTAACCAAAAAATTAGTTGATTTAATAGACACTTGCGTACTTAGGATTGAGAAAGTAGAGGCAGACAAGGCAAAGAACGCTTCTGAAAGAAATAGGCTTGAAGTTTTAAAGAATGAAGTTGAACTTGCCAATAAAACAGCCGTAGAAGGCATTGAGAGGCTTAATTCTTTAAAAGCCAAGCACGAAGACCTCAATGATGCTAAACGTCTCAAGGCGGAGCTGCAAACAGAAATAAAGCGGTATAAAGAAATGCAAAGGGAACTCGAATCTAAGTTTGAAGAAGCTGAGCAATTAAAAAAAGATGGGTTTGCTGAGTTGGAAGATAAGAAGATAAAATTTGATAAAGAGATCGATAAGTTGAATAAAGACAAGAAAGATTTTAGGGATAAAGTCATGAAGGCGATTTCCTCAGATCTTAAATCAAAAGGAGTTGAATTGTGAGTTTAAAAACTATAAATGATTATGCATTATTTCAAGCGTTGTTAGGTGGATTCTTGCCTTGTGATAAAGAGACTAAGAGTACAGACTCAGACATTAATTATTATGGTTATGAAAATAGACATGGTGAATGGTACATCATGGAAGAAGATCTTTCTCCGGCAGGAGGAACAAGCCCAAATTCATGGAGATATATAAAAGGAGATAGTGATTATGCTACGAATTGGACAGGCAGGGAAGCTCTTTCTTATTCTCGGACTAGCACTGCTTTTAAATAAGACAGGATATGCTGGACAGAAAATGAATCCTCACACAAGAAGGTTAGATTATTGTGTAACCATGCAGGAAGAAGATGGAAGTCCAGTCAATAAGCAATGCAAGCCAATTAAAGTAACAAATGGAACATTAACGGATAACACTTCTTATTATTCTTTAAGCACCGGAGGCGGTGGGTCTGGTGATAGTGTGACGGTTAATGGTTCGGATGTTGACACAACAGCTAATTTTGCTGATTCGTCTGGATGGACATGGACACTTACAGATGGAGGGGCGGGCGGACCAGATGATATAACTGTAGCGGCAGCTTTAACCGGACTTAGTGATGTTGGTAGTGCAACAGTAACAGGTGGTAGACTTCTGGTAGCTGATGGAACAGATTTTGAGAGTGTTGCGATATCGGGTGATATAACTATAACCTCTGCGGGTGTAACAACAATTCAGGACAGTTCAGTCCAATTTGATGATACCGACTTTATTAATACCGCAACCGCAACCGCCGGACGACTCCTCGTGGCTGACGGTACGGATTGGGAAAGTGTTGATGTTTTAAATATTGATATAACTAACAGTCGTGTTGGAGTAGGAACTATCACCCCTTCTGGGCATTTTGCTATTGATGGTAAATCTGATGAAGCTCAGTTTATAATCAAGGGACATTCAACTCAGAATCAAAAGTTAATGATAGCTGAACAAGATGATGGGACAGATGTATTTACTGTAGAAAATGATGGAACAGTTACCGCAGTTTCCTTTGTATCTACTGGTTCTGGTGAATCTACTGTATCTTTTATATCTGTCTCTAATACTCTTGAAATTCCCAATGGAGCAGATGTTTCAGCCAAAATTGGGGAGGGTCAAATATCTTGGGATTCGGATGATGATAAACTGTATGTAGGTAACGGGGCAACAGTTACCGAAATTGGAAGTGGATCAGGTGCGACGACTGACGGAGGAGCAACAACTTATGTTACTAGTACAACAGATAATTTCGCTATGGGTGGAGCAGGGGCGTCTGCTGATGTTTTTTTTGACAACAGTAATGGTAATTTTATCTTTAGTACAGCGTTAGTAACTCAATCCTCTACTATTACACCTATAGATTATTGTACTGATGCAAACGCTCAAGGTTGTTGGGGTATGGAAGATAGTGGAACAGAATCAGATCTGACTTCTAATAGTGAAGATTTAACTGAAACAAGTGGTACAATACCTCAAAGTGTAGACCGAAAGTTTGGAGCATACTCAAGAGATTTTGAGTCTGGAGATACAGAATATTTAACAGTAGCAGACGGAGGGTCTACTGATATTAGTGGGGCAGATCAAGACATAAGTATTTGTTATTGGTTTAAAAGAGAATCTGATTCTGGATCAGCAGAAGTAATCATAGGAAAAAGGGATGATAATGAAGGACAATATGTTACTGGAGTCTCAACAGGAGATGTTATTTTTGCGTTTTTATATAATGATGGAACTTCAGCTGGACAAGCTTCTGGCGCAAGTGCTATAGGGACAGGAACATGGTATCATTATTGTATGGTTTATAATGATACTGATATTAGATTATATTTAGATGGTAGTTTAGATTCTAATGGCGCAGATAATCCTAAGGCACATACAAGTGGAATTTATGATGGTTCTGCTGCTTTTGCAATAGGAACTTGGTTTATTAGTGGTTCACCAACACAATATTGGGATGGTATGGTAGATGACGTAATTATTCTTGATAGAGCATTATCGGTAGCCGAAGTCTCTAACATATATAATTACGGAATGCAAGGAACAGGAGCAGGAACAGCTACTTTTGCTAGTGGAGATACAACTCCTGATGTTAGTAGTAACACCCAGTGGAATTCAAATGCAACAACTGTTACAATCACAGATTTTGATGGTGTAAGTATTGTTAGCGGACAGATTTTAGTAGTTACCTCAAAGGGAGCTACTACTTATGATGTGACATCATCAGGATTAATTGGAGGGACAACAGATATAGTCACGGCTGATACTGATGTTACTATGTGGATATACGATGGTACAGATTGGTTTTTATTATCTTATACAGATATGAGTGATGATTTAAACTGAGGGGGAATATGAAAAGACTATTTACAACAATATTGTTAAGTTTTTTTTGTCTTGGGGCAACATTTAATAGTTCAACATTAAATAATTCTAGGATAACAGGGACTAAGCCTTTATTCATGCCGTTAGGAGATTCTATCACTAAAGGGTCTCTTTCTGGGTCAGTCGAATCATTAGGATATAGAGGCCCAATACATACTAGAATGGGAACAATATCTTTTGATTTTGTAGGGCCTTATCAGAATCCAGCAGCAGATAATGTGAATGATACTGATCACGCAGGCGTAGGTGGAGAAAGAAGTGATGAAATAGAGGCGAGAACAAGTGCAGCACTCATTACTTATATGACAAATCCTCCCGATAATTCTTTAGTTGCAGTTATGGCAGGAACAAATGATGTTAGTCAAAGTATTGCTACGGCAACAATAGTTGATAATGTAGAAGACATTGTTGATTTAATTGTAGCACATGATGTTAATATTGATATTTATGTTTTTCTAATTACTCCTGTGGATAATGCAAATGATGCCGACACTACTACATACAATACAGCTCTTAAAATCATGCTTCAGACATATCAAGCATCAAAGTCTAATCTATATATTGTTGATGTAAATTCAACTTTTAAGAATGATACTCACGGTTTATGCAGTGCTGATTGGGCTACTAATTGTATTGGAGCAGATAATGTTCATCCAACTGTAGCTGGATATTCAGCAATATCCCGACAGATTGAAGATTGTATTAGTAATAAAAATAATGTGAATTGTTTTTAATAATCAATGGACGAGAACGAAGAATTTGATTTAGAAGAACTCGCTGATAAACCAGGCGGGCTGAGGGAAAGCGGGTATTAAACAGATACCTCATGCGTACTTTAATAAAAGAAAATAAAAGAAAAAGGAAGGAGAATAAAATGGCAAGTTCAAAAAAAGGTTCATGCGGG